GAATGCTTCAGCCCTCTTGAGCAATTCCAGCGCAAATTTACAGAGTTAAAGGACTGCCATGAGCCTGTTAATGCCATCCCGGCCAATAGTGATCAACCCTGACCTTGCTTACAGCATTGGCCTCAATGAGGCGATTGCGTTGCAGCAGGTGAACTATTGGCTCAAAGAAACAAACTCCGGCCTGGAGCGCGACGGCGTACGCTGGATTTATAACACCAACGAGCAGTGGCTGGAGCAGTTCCCGTTCTGGTCTGAGTCCACTCTGAAGCGCACCTTCACCCGCCTGAAGACCCTCGGCGTGCTCAAAATTGAGCAGCTAAACAAGTCCCAGCGCGACATGACGAACTACTACACGATCAACTACGAAAGCGAGCTTTTAGACGAGGTCAAAGTGACTAAATCCAGGAGTTCAAAATGCGCTCTTCCATCAGGTCAAAATGAACCAATGGAACAGGTCAGTGTGAAACGCTCCACCGGGTCAAAACGAACCGATGTCATCAGGTCAAAATGCACTGATGTTCTTACAGAGAATACAACAGAGAGTACTACAGAGAATAAAACCCCTTCTTGTCCGGTTGCGTCGCAACCCGACCGTGATGTGTTGATCACCGATCAGGCGAAACAGGTTTTGGTTCACCTGAACCACGTAACCAACTCCCGTTATCAGGTTTCAACCACCTCGTTGCAAAACATCCGTGCCCGTATCGGCGAAGGGTTCACCGTGGAAGAGCTGTCGCTGGTGGTGGATTATTGCAACGCCAAGTGGGGCGACGACCTGAAGATGTCCGACTACCTCCGTCCACAGACGCTGTTCCAGCCGTCAAAGTTTCCTGGTTATTTGAAGTCAGCGAACAACTGGAACAATGCTGGTCGTCCTGAACGTGTTAACGGGGAATGGACCCGAGAAGATGGAATATTCAAATCCAGCTTCAAAAACACCGATTACAGCCAAATTCCTGCAGGTTTCAGGGGGGCAAATTAATGAGCCTGATGAAAACACTAGAAATGTTCATCGCCGATAATCCTGGCTTAACCAGCCGAGAGATTGCTGATGCTTTCGCAAATTACAGCATCGACTCTGTTCAGCGCACTGTCTGCCGCCTGCATGATTTCAACTTCACCACCCGCGAACTGGTTGGTTCCCAGTACCGTTATTACGCAGTGAATGCTTCAGCTGGATGTGGTCAGCCGATTCAGCGCGTAGACACCGGGGCCGCCGATTTGATGAAGAACGCCAAAGCTCTGCAGGAAAAGGGTCTGTACCGTCGCGCCGCATCTCTTTGGTTTGAAGCTTTCCAGTGTTCAGACCTGATCACCGAGCGCGAACGTTGCCTCAAAGAACGCCAGTGCTGTCTTCGTCAGGCCAAGTCAACCTCAAAGCCAGAGGGCCAGTGGTTCCTGGCTGGTCAGTTCAACGGTGGCCACTGATGAAATACTCACTGATTTACGCTGATCCAGCCTGGGAATACGGGAACACCATCAGCAATGGTGCAGCGAATAACCACTACGGGACCATGAAGCTTATCGACATGAAGCGTCTTCCTGTCTGGGAGCTGGCTGCCGAGGATGCTGTTCTGGCTATGTGGTTCACCGGCACCCATACCCGCGAGGCTTTCGAACTGGCTGAGGCATGGGGCTTTAAAGTCCGAACCATGAAGGGATTCACCTGGGTGAAGTTCAACCCTCTGGCAGAACAGCACATCAACAAAGCGCTGGCATCCGGCAATGTTGAGGACTTTTACGACTTCCTCGATCTGCTTGACGGTCAGACGAAGATGAACGGCGGCAACTACACCCGAGCCAACACCGAGGATCTTCTCATCGCCACCCGTGGTAAGGGGCTGGAAAGACTGAGCGCCAGCGTGAAGCAGGTTATCTACAGCCCACTGGGTGAGCATAGCGCGAAACCGGAGGAGGCCCGCTTCCGTCTGGAGATGCTTTACGGTGACGTTCCACGCATTGAGCTATTCAGTCGTTGCGGCGCACCTGGCTGGCACCACTGGGGTAATCAGGCCGAATCATCTGATGTTGAGCTTTTGCCTGCCTGGGTGGCGTCGATCAGCAAACCGGAGGAACGTGCAGCATGAAACTTTCAGCCGAGCAGGAAAATGCAGTCCGCGATGTTGCGCGCCGCTGCATCCGGGAGATAAGAGAAGCGCTTAAACAGAAGCCTAAACCAAGCTGGAATACTGCTGTTCCGCCGATCCTGAAGAAGTATCACGAGCTGGTGAAGCCGATGGGCGTAACCCTGGTGAAGTTTAACAGTGAAATTGGTCGCCTGAACGGGCGCTATGGAGTGGAGTCATGATCGGATTAACACCACGTCAGAGTGAAGTGCTGGCTGCCATCAACCTCTACAAAGAGCGTACGGGTTTTCCGCCAACCATATCAGAGCTTACCGGATTGATTGGATGCTCATCAGGAAACACCGCTGCAGGCCATGTGAAATCACTTCAGAAGAAGGGCTACATCTCCGTTGCGCCTGGCGCGGCGCGGGGAATAACCGTCCTCAAATCTGAATGTGATATGGATGCTGCATCGATCATCAAGGCGCTTGTTAACGGTGAACAGGGTGCCAGAGAGATGGCAGTCGCCTGGCTGGAAGAACGCAGGGTTAAACCATGAAGCTGATCCTACCTTTCCCACCGAGCGTAAACACCTACTGGCGCGCCCCGAACAGCGGGCCGCTTAAAGGTAGGCATCTTATCAGCGCAAAGGGCAGGGCATACCAGAGCGCAGCATGTGCCGCCATCATTGAACAGCTTCGCCGCCTTCCGAAACCGTCAGCGGCAGCAGCAGCGGTAGAGATCGTTCTCTATCCACCAGACGCGCGCCGCCGGGATATCGACAATTACAACAAGGCGCTATTCGACGCTCTTACTCATGCTGGCATATGGGAGGACGACTGTCAGGTAAGACGAATGCTGGTGGAGTGGGGGCCTCAGGTACCTGGTGGAAAGGTGGATATCACGATCACCAAGCATGAATCGTTGGCGGGTGCAGCCGCCTGATAAGTGGAGATAAGCATGAACCAGACAACTGTATTCACTCTTTGCGCTACACATCACGCGGCCGCCACCAGCCAGACGATAACGATGTCCAGCCGGGACATCGCCTCGCTTGTTGGATCACGCCACCCTGATGTGTGCATTACGATTGAGCGACTGATGAGTAAAGGAGTCATTGGGGGGTATACGGCATTGCCGTACACCCATCCCCAGAACGGCCAGGAGTATCACCACTACCAGGTGAATAAGCGTGACAGTTATGTGATTGTTGCGCAGCTCTGCCCCGAATTTACTGCCCGCCTGGTTGACCGCTGGCAGGAACTGGAAAGCGGACAACAGATGGGCGTTCCTCAGTCCTTGCCAGAGGCGCTGCGTCTTGCTGCTGATCTTGCCGAGCAGAAAGAGAGGTTGACGCTTGAACTCGCCGCAGCAGCACCAAAAGTCGAATTCGTAGATCGCTACTGTACCGCCAGCGGCTCGCTCTCATTCCGGCAGGTGGCAAAACTGCTTAAAGCCAAAGAGACTGAATTCCGCCTTTTCCTGATCGAGAACGAAATCATGTACCGTCTCGGCGGAACGCTGACGCCTCGGCATCAGCACATCTCCGCTGGGCGCTTTGAAGTTAAAACGGGAACATCTGTGGCTTCAAACCACGCATTCAGCCAAGCAAGATTTACGGCGAAGGGTGTGCGCTGGGTAGGTGGCCTCTGGGCGGAACATATCGCTAAGGGGCAGATGGCGTGAGAGCTTTACTGACACCTGAGATTGCACCTATTGCCGGGGTTGTGCTCTTCCGTCCCGGAAGCGAGTTGATGTGGCTGTTCCGTCAGGGGCGCGTAGTGATCGAAACTCCCGGCGAGCAGCTGGCAGACATGCCATCCGGTGCCTTACCACATTCCCATCAGCCTCTGGCTGAGGATGCCAGCTTGCTGCCTGTTTTTGAAAACCCCAGGGTAATCCAGCGTGCTGGTGGTCTGGCTGTTCTTGATGCCTGGTTGATGAAAAAACGAGAATGCCAGTGGCCTCATAACGACTGGCACGCGGACGAATTCACCATTATGCGCCACGAACCCGGCAGTATTCTCCTTTGCTGGGGATGTGATAACCAGTTGCGTGATCAATCCACTGAAAGGCTGGCAGGCATTGCCCGTAAAAACCTGGTATCCTGGCTGTTGAAGACCGTAAGCGGTCAACTTGGCTTCAGTGAAGACCACATGCTTACTCTGCCAGAGTTCTGCTGGTGGTTGGTAAAGAACGGCCTGGCAGACGTTATACCGGAAAGTATGGCAATCAAGGCGCTGAGACTACAGCCAGAACCCATGCAATCTGTGATGCGCGAAAGTGACATAACCCCATCGTTACCAGCGGTAGAACTACTGCAGGAGAAAGCAAAAAAGATAGTGGCGGTGAAGGTTGATCCAGATACCCCGGAATCCTTCATGCTCAAGCCGAAGCGCCGCCGCTGGGAAAATGAGAAGTACACCCGTTGGGTTGAGACGCAGCAGTGCATGTGCTGTAACAACCCGGCAGATGATCCCCACCACCTGATAGGCCACGGGCAGGGTGGAATGGGTACAAAGGCGCACGACCTGTTTGTGATTCCTCTGTGCAGAGAGCATCACGACGAGTTGCACGCTGGCCCTGTGGCATTTGAAGCGAAATACGGCGACCAGTTAACGCTGCTGTTTCGGTTTTTAGATCGTGCGCTGGCTATCGGCGTACTGGCGTAGTGGAGACGCAAAATGATTAACCCTTCTGAAGTTGGCAAGGCGGGCGAAATGGTTCGCCTGCGCACTCTCGAAAGCATCTGGATTCAGGGAAAGCTCCGCATGTGGGGCCGCTGGTCTTATATCGGCGGCGGTTCTGGTGGCAACATGTTCAATCAGCTGCTTGCATCCTCAAAAATCACCAAAACAGCCATCAATGATGCGCTACGCCGTATGAAAAAATCCGGTATCAGTAAACCTGAGCTCGAAGCGTACCTGCGTGAAATCCTCAACAGCAAAAATAAAAGTGGCCTGGCGTTCTGCACGGATGAAGAGGGCCTATTAGTGGACAAGACCATTGCATCGGTACTTATGAACGATGAATACCGTGGGCTATACGGTGTCATTGTTGACCGCCATAGATTGCGCAAGAGTAAGCTCCAGATGGCAAATGAACTGCATGCCAAACACCCTGACTGGACCCTAATAACTTGCCGCCGCCGCATTGACACATGGCTAAGTTTGGCAGAATCGATCCTGTACGCTCCAGTTTGTGACGCGTTCGGCACAAATAGCGACAGATTCATGTTGCAGAGTGAGCAAAAAAGTGCTTAAATTGTGGTAGGCTCGGGACGTTAAAGCGAACTGAGCAGTAACACAAAAAGAAACCCGCCACCGAGCGGGTTTTTTTATGAAAGCAATTCCCTTCCTCGATGTAAGTGATAAATTAAAATCTCAATAAAAACTCACTTGTAAGGGTTGAGAGTGCGAAAGATTCTTTTAACAGCATTGTGTTTTTTTCCCGTTGCCACCTTTGCGAAATTTATCAACCCGATGGATTTCGATGGCTCTGAAGCTCAAAAAAGCGAAGTTATCGAATACATCAAAGAGCGCGTCCATAAAGATTATTGTGAGGGCCAGCTGGATATGTGTCAGGACACGGTTCTGCGCATGATGGAGCGTGAAAACTTGGACGCGTTCAAGCAAGCCACGCAGGCAAAAGATAAAAAGATCATGGATCGGGTGATCAGTGACTATTGCGACTCAACTTTAGATATGTGCAACTATTCAACTATTAATATGATGTACATAGAAAACCTGAAGGCATCCAAAGAAAGCCTTGAATGGTAATTCTTAACTAGCTCAGCTTCACATCATCTAATTATCCAATATGAGGTCACCATCTGGTGACCTTTTCTATTTCAGGTTCCCGGAACCCCCATCAAGGTCTCGTCGTTAATTCATCCGGAGAGCCTGACCCTCTTACTACATACAGCACCCCGAAACCATCGGAGGTGAGAGATGTTACGAATGGACAAAATAACCACCGGCGCGGCTTACGGCGCCTCTGCGGGGAGCGTGTTGAACGGCATTCTTAACGCATACAGCCCTGAGCAGTGGAACGCCATCGGCGTGCTGGTAGGCATAGTTGTTGCTGTTCTTACGTACCTGACGAATTTGTACTTCAAAATCCGCGAAGATAATCGCCGCGACAGGAGTCAGAATGAACCCGACGCTGAAAAGTAAGCTCGTGAAGGCCATCCTGGGCGGATCGGGCGCGATAACCATTGCTGCTGTGATGCTCGGCAACGCCGACGGGCTGGAAGGGCGACGGTATTACGCATATCAGGATGTTGTTGACGTCTGGACAGTATGCGACGGGCACACTGGTGCAGATGTTCGCCGCGGCCACCGCTACACCGACAAAGAGTGTGATGCTCTGCTCCAATCGGACCTGCGCAAGGTGGCGGCAGCCATCGACCCGCTGATTAAGATTCGTATCCCCGAGACTACCCGGGCAGCGCTTTACTCGTTCACCTATAACGTGGGCGCTGGCGCTTTCGGCAAATCCACGCTGCTGAAAAAACTGAATGCTGGCGATGTTCCGGGTGCCTGCAAAGAGCTGCAGCGCTGGACTTATGCTGGTGGTCAGCAGTGGAAGGGGCTGATCACCCGGCGCGAGATTGAGCGCGAAGTCTGCGAATGGCAGCAAAAGCCGCAACTGTTCAACGGTGGCGCCGGGCCGCTTAACCCTGGTACGCCAGCATCAGCCCCGGGAGTGTTCTGATGAAACCTCACTACCTCATTGCGATCGTCGTGTTCATCCTGTGCCTGTTCGGCGGAGCGTGCTGGTCAGCATGGTATTACAGCGACAAGGCCAGCCGGGAAAAAGTGCGGGCAGATAGCGCAGAGCAGCAGGCTGAATCAGCAAACGCCATCACCGCCAACGTAATCAAGTCCGTGAACATCATCAACGTCATTTCCGAGGCTAACCAGAATGCAAAGAACGAGATCGCACTGGAGTCACAGAGAGCCCAGGCAGATATCAAAGTGGCTGTTGCGAACAATGATTGCGCTCGTCAGCCTGTGCCTGCTGCAGCTGCTAACCGGCTGCGGCAATTCGCGGACAGTTTACGTACCGGCTCCGGTAGTACCGCTTCCGGCAAACCTGACAGCTGAGACGGAACAGCCAGCTATTCCCTACCCGCTGACCTACGGGGTCAGTCTGGATCTGAATGCGAGCCTGCTGTCGGCGCTGGGTCAGTGCAATATTGACAAGGCCAGCATCAGGAAGATTGAACAGTCACGGAATTCTCTGTAGAGGAGCTTTTTTGCCGCCATGAAGAAGATTTGTATCTTTGGCTAATATATCGGACAGATCAGATAATTCTTATTTGATTGATGCTAGATTGGTTCCCATTTTAAAAAAAAAGGGAGTAGATATGTCAGTCAGTCAAGATATTTACAAATCTACAGTAAGAGTTGAAAGTGATACTCCTGACGGTACTTCAGTAGGAACTGCTTTCTGGTTCTGTTTCAGTGTAGAGGGTAGTGACAATATTATTCCGCTACTAGTTACTAACAAGCATGTCGTTAGTGGCGCATCGGAAGTAAGACTACGTCTAAACATAACAAGCCAAGAGAATCCTCAGGATAAGTTTTTTAACCTAACTATTGCAGATGGTGAAAAATCTTTCCTTATGCACCCTGACACAGATGTAGATTTATGTGTGATGCCTATAGGTGGATGGCTACGTGAGGCGGAGGAGAAGGGTATTCACCCAGAACTCTTCTTTTTTTCAGATCGCCAGATGCGAGGTAACAGGTACATTACCCCAATAGAAGACGTTTACATGACAGGGTATCCAAATGGATTATGGGATTCTGTAAACAATAGACCTGTTACCAGGAAGGGCATCACAGCATCATCGCCTTTGGGAAACTGGAAAGGTAAGTCTGAATTCCTTATTGATATGGCTTGCTTCGGTGGTTCTAGCGGTTCTCCTGTTTATATAATGAACCAAGGCTCATATGCGACTCATAACGGTATTGCTATGGGTGAGAGATTAATTTTCCTTGGATTGCTGTATGCAGGTCCGGTAACGAATGTTAGCGGGAATATTGAAATTATTGACGTACCAACAGTCGCCACACCAGTTGTGCGTTCGCAAATTACAATGAATCTCGGGCTGGTTATTAAAGCAGAGAAGTTAAATGACTTTAAGCCTCTCTTGGGGCTTTAACAAAAGCCGCCTTCGGGCGGTTTTTTTAATGTCATTACCTTGGGCAGTCCCCTCGTAACAAGCCACTGGCATTCGCTGGTGGCTTTTCTTTTGGAGTAACCATGCCGCCACGCACACCAAAAGCCTGTCGCGTTCGCGGCTGCCGCTCAACAACCACTGACCCATCAGGCTACTGCGAAGCGCACAAGGGTGAAGGCTGGAAGCAATATAAGCCAGGCCAGACTCGTCACCAGCGTGGTTACGGCACAAAATGGGAGGGCATACGCGATCAGATCCTCAAGCGTGACAAAGGGCTGTGTCAGGACCACCTGAAGCAGGGCGTCGCTAAGCCAGCCTCATGTGTTGACCATATCATTCCGAAGGCGCAGGGCGGCACTGATGCCAACTCCAACCTTCAAAGCCTGTGCTGGTCATGCCACGCCCGCAAGACGGCGCGTGACCGCTTTAAATGAGAGTAGTTACCATTTGCGCCGGACCGGGGGAGGGGGTGCTCAAATCCCTGCGGGCGGTCGTCTTCCGGACTGCCCGCCTCCTCGTTTTTTTATACCCGCGAAAAATCAAATTTAACCAGGAGTGTCGCTTATGGCTGGAACGGCGGGGCGTTCCGGGCGCCGCCCAAAGCCAACGGCGCGCAAGGAGCTTGCCGGGAACCCCGGTAAGCGAGCCCTGAATAAAGAAGAGCCGGTGTTCAGCCCGATCAAGGGCGTGGCACCGCCGGACTGGTTTGAAGAAGAGAATCTACCGCTTGCGGCGATCATGTGGG